GCCGTGCTTGCGCCGGATTTCCAGCGAATGGCAACATCGCCGGAAGCAATCGCCGTGTAGTTAATCACACGAATCTTCAGATTTGGAACCGCTGCGACAATCGTATTGTCACCGCTGGTTGCCGTGTCGATCTTTGCAAATGGCATTTTGTGGCCCTCCTACTGAATAATTGACACCGTAGCATACGCCACGCTTGCGGACGAATCATTCAGCCGAATCGTGACCTCACGCACAAACTTGGCGCAATCGTCTTCAATCCATCCACGATTGACAAGATAATCCAACACGGGTTTAGCGCAATTGTCCAAATCCCTGTTGGATCGCCATCCTTTGCCGGGAGTGATAACAATCAAAACCTTGACCGGATGACGAACCTGCCGAATTTTTGATTCTTGAAAAGCCAACGCACGATCCGCTTCTTTCAACCAAGTAGCGTACTTTTTTGAAGTGTGCATTCTTCCACGCCCAACTTTCCAAATATGGTTGGTGCTGGGAGGAATCGGCAAATCAAATTCAGCGAATAGATGACGCAAGATCAATCTCCAATAGAAAGCGTCACCTCACGATTGATTTTGATCGTAAGCACCGACCAATGAGCCGTGAATGAATAATGATATTTCTTTTTGGCCCATGCCCAAACAATTACTTCTTCGCACATGGTTCACCATGAAATGTGTTCACGATCATAAGCGTCCAACGCCATTTGAAGCTCGTCATTTTCTTTTTTCAATTCAGCAATTTCTTTTTTTAACCTTGCGCCGTCAATGATGTAATTCACCATCAATGAAAGCAACTCATCGTGTTTCTTTTTCAACTCGGAATATTTATTCATTTTCCACCTGTTCAAAAAAAGCCCGGGATTGATTCCCGGGCTTTGTTCAATCAATAACGGCAGCAAGCAAACCACATTCCGTTTGCGCCTTGCGCTATTCCAACCTCTCGGGGTTGCCAGCGGTTGCGGTAACAACAAGCCATTTCCGCAGCGTACGGGGTGGAACCGCAACCAACGCCTTCGTATCCCGAATTCCCACCGAAATGTCCGATCCTCAAAATTCTGGCCATGTGATTAGCCACGCCTTGAGCGGATGAAAATTCAGCAGACGGGACAGCTTGCCCTCCATTGTTTCCGTTGGAAATGCCCCGTCTGCTGAATAACCCAAATGGCCCAGCAAATGTTGATCCTGAAACAATAGCCATCAACGCAACAGCCATTAAACTTCGCATGGTTTATTCCTGAAGAAGGAACGGGCGACACCACCCGTTCCAGAGAAATGCTCCCGGTGTCGGGCATGGGGTCACTTGGATTTCTTGGAAGCAGCGTCAGCGGGAACAATGGTGACCTTCTCGCCAACCTTCTTGTAAACCGATTCGGTTTTAATCACAGCGGGGGTTTCCTTGACAGCGGTGACCGTGTTGCAGGAAGCGCATTCAGCCCTCGCAGCACGGCGAGCAGCCCGCCTGCCAAGCAACCCGCCAGTATCACCAGCAAAGCAAGCGGGAACAAAAGCAATCGCCAAAAGAAATGCAACTAAACTTTTCATTGGAACCTCCGTGTATGGTTTCGAAACCGTCCCAAACATAACCTTTCAACTGGCCCGTTGCAACATCGACCTTCGAATTTCATCCTTGGCCAAGTTAAATATCTGCCGAATGCGTTCTTTCTTCAATTTGTATCTTTTCTCCATTGTCTTAAATGATTCACCTTTCAAGTGTGAAATAACAATTCCTTTCCATCTGTTTCTTAATTTTGAAATGGACAGTTCCAATTCCTCCAATTCCTCTATTGTTTCAAACCCTTTGTCTTCTCGACCCAATTCATGCAATTCCCAATTGCCGTCATGTTCAAAGGATTTGAGCGTCAACGGGACAAATTTGATTCCATATCCTCGCTTGATTGATTTGACATTCCAAAACAAATCAGAACGCTTGAAATGAAACGCTTGAGCAATGTAATTGGACAGCTTTCGATTGCCGTCAGGTTTCCATCTGGCAATAGCCATGCAAAGTGATTCGGAATATTCACCAACCAATTCGTCATATTCAAACTGGCTTGGTTGTTTTTTATTCCGAATAAACCAATGAACAAACTTGTAATTGTCTTCCACAAGTTTGCGTTTCTCATCACACAAAATCATTTCACTTTTCTCCCGATCTTCGCCATGATTTCCTGAAGCTTTTGCTGCACATTTTCGTTGGACGATGAAACTGATTTCATCTTTTCCAATTCCCTTTTGGCTTTGTGAACTTCATCCCGTGCAGCCAGTTGATCCCGATAGCCGGAATTACGCCGAAGGTATTCGTTCAGATCCATTGGAAATTGTCCTTCACGAATAGGTTCTTTAGACCACCTCGCAGCAATTGCTGTTTTGGTCGCCTGTCCTTTTTCGCATGAACAACAAACAGCTTGGGTGTAATAAACTCCCATGTCGGTGTGCCAAATTCCGTCTTTGACATGATCCAAATGAGGCAAATCAACAACCCACCCTGTCGATCCGCAAGTCGAACAGGAATGCGCCTCGAAATGCTTGCGCCTCAATTCCCGTGATTCACGGGCCGAAGCCAACAGTTCCTCATGAATTGCTTGCAAATGCTGCGGGGCAAATTGTGGCAAAACAGCCCGTCTTGCAACCCTGTAAACAGCGTCAGCAAGTTGCTCGTCATTCCAACCCTCAGCGGAAAAAAGACGAGTCCAAATTGCATAGGTTTCCCACCATCGTTCCGATGGGGTAGAAAACAATCTGGCATGAACTTCTTGCCACAACGGAACCATGTGCTGCAAATTGCTCATTTTGACACCTCCCCGTTAATGCCGTCTATTTTCGCATTAGACGAACGATCTTCTAAACTTGACTGATTCCCCAGCCCAAGGGTAGATCTCCCGCCATTCGTCAAATTTGACGGCAAAGAATCGAAGGTGGCGGGATTTGGTCGGATTGATCGGCGCATGGATGCCAAAATTGGATCGTCTTCGGGTATTTGCCCGACCCGGCCAATGATGTCCCGTTTTTCAGCTAAAACGCTCAGGGAATTTTGCGGTTGGGAAAAACCGTTTCGTGGTCGATCCGATGCCCGGGAAAGCCAGCTGGTCAAAAACCGGGGCATTCCACGGGCTGTTTTTTTCATCGTTCGAGCATTCAGCCACCCCAACGCTTTTCGACATTCGGCCAAAACATCTACCCCAGCATAAAGTGCTATCCATTCGTCCACCTGTGATTGCGTCAGAAACCACTTGGATGGATTCCCGTTGCAGGGATAGGTCAAAATCGGTGGCGTGTCCCCGTCAGGGGAACACGACACAACTGTTTTAATTTGGTTAGGTTTGGTTTGGTTAGGTTTGGTTAGGTTAGGAGGCATGGTGCTATGGCATGGTGCTATAGCAGGCTGCTCAAAGCACGATGCTACAGCAGGAGGTTGAATTGCAAACTTTTTATTGTGTTTTGCCATTGCGCCTTTGACAAAGCGTGGGCAATGTTCTGCCCAATCGTGAATGACCAAACGATTCACGGGGCATGAATCCAACCAACCGCAATCAACCAAACTTTGAATCAATTCGTCAGGATTTCCGGCCCATTCAATTTCAGCTGCTATATCTTCGTTGCTCATTCGGCCTATTGCGCCGTCTTGGCAACTGGCTGATCCAATGTGCCAAATAGTTTCCAAAACGCCGACAACCGCATAATGGGGCACTCCCAATCTGCGTTTCAGCTTCTTGAATTTGCTTTTGGTAACAGCCGTGTGAATCATTGATCCCTCCGTAGAAATGGAGGAATCAAGCGGATACAATTCTTGCATCGCTGGCCTCCAACTCAGGTCAGTTTTGGGGCTGGGTGTTTTAGCCGAACACTCAGCCCCGATCTATTATTTGAACAACAAACCGCACTCCAACGACTGAATATCTTTCATTGACCTATACCGTAAACACCAACAATCCAAAGAACATACCCAACCATTTTCAGGATTGACATCCCCTTTTTTGAAAAAGGTTGCGTCTCGAAAAAAACTGGGTTTTCCTATCCATCCGCACAGCGTGACGCTGATTGGATTTTTTTCTTCGTATTGAACCGAAGTGAAAATGTATCCCTGACATTGTTGCTCTTTTTGATAATCGGGAACAGTACCGCAATAGTCAGGGTTTGGAAGAACTGTTCTTCGCTTGGTTTTTACATCAAAACGAAAACCACCCAAAATCAAATCGTGATTGTAAGTGTTGTTCCGTTGCGAATCCAAATAACCAAAATAACGATGAACAGCTAACTCACCAAGAAATCCAGCTTCGTTGCCTTCACCCTTGAGAATGCTACCCTTCAGAATCCCCATTTTGCTGGATTCTTTTCTGGCTATTTCCAATTCTTCCTGAATGATTGGCAGACGAATCACAAATTTTCTTCCTTGAGTGATGGCTGATGCAATTCGGAAAACCGGGCATAGCCTTAAAACGGCAACTGCGATGGCTACAAATGATGCGTTCGGTCTTCTTCAATTCCCTCAATTTTCTTTGAAGCGTTCTATTGGTTATTTTTTTGTTCGACATTGCGTCTCCTTTCAGCAATTAAAAATTCTAGACAGTTAATCGCTTTTCTAATGTCATTTTCAAAAAAGCTAGAACCACCTTTTGTTCCAGCCCTGTAAATGTATTTCAAAGCGTTCCCACGCCAAAAACATTCCATTCCTTCCGTCTGAATAATGTCACGAATGAAATCGGCACAAGTCAGGCCACTTGCTCCTTGATAGTGATTTGGAATATCACCCATCACTCCCCTCCCGGCAGCTTTTCACCCAGTCGCCCAATGAATCCACGCCTTGACGACTGGCCACAGCCATCGAGCCAGCAGTCCAGCCGCAATTCCGGAGCCAAATATCAGCATTGCGACGATGAACGCTTGCCGAGCTATTTCTCTACCTAGATCGTTACCGTTCATCACTCCCCTCCCGGCAGCGGGCCGATTGTTGACCACAATTCCAAATCGTAGAATGCGCTTTCAGATGATTTGTCTTCAGTCATGAATTGTCGGTGCTTTGCAATTGCGCTACGCAACCGATCAATCTCTGATCGTGCAGCTTGCAGTTCATCTAATAGATGGTTCTGATCTTTATCGCTCATAATTGAATCCAATCCAAAAACTTTTCGTGCGTAAAAATAACCATAAAGTTCAGCACGACGATGAACTTTTTTAGAAGAAACCTTTGATTCAAAATCTTCAAGCCACCAAAGAGAATTGCTCATTGTTTATTCTCCATTTCACCGTTCAGGAATCGAACCTGAATTGAGCGCCAGCCGATGAACAACAGAACATTCTAAATTGCAATCTTACCCAAGCTAAAAGGCCACCGCCCTCCATCTCTCGACTGTACTTGTGTCGCATGAATGCGAGAGCGGTTCATGCGAGTTCCACGCAAGTGGTTTATCAAAATGGCATCCCGTCATTGTTGTCGGAAATTTCTCCGTTAATCGCTTCGTTGACGATCTTGGGATCGACCAATTCTTGAATGTAAATGTTGTGATAAACCTTCCCGTTACGGGCCGAATTAGTCATCTTCTTGATTCGAGCATGGCGGTTAGGCAAACTCGCAATCGCATTGTTCAGAATAGCCGTGAAATCTTTGCCGGTAAAACCGATGCGCTCCAGTTCAGCACCAAGACGATTTTTGGCAGCATCTGTTCCCAGCAAATTGCCGTAAGAAACATTCTGTCCAACGCTGGAATCGTTCTTGCCATTCGGCCCAGCTTCGATTTGATACACCCAATCAAAGCACCAGCAATTCAGCGAATCAACACGCCTCGGACGGGCCGATTTGATTTTGACAATGTATTCGCCGTCTTGCAATTCTTCGGCTTTGATTGGAGTCGCATCGTTGCGATCGTAATTGTGAACACCCATTTCATTCAGGAAATCTTGAACATCACTCATTGGATTCCTCGTATCGAATATTGAATGGAACAATCCCGTTGTGTGTAACCAACCGTCAATTCGGTTTGGCAAGCCTTGCAACCGGAAAGAAAAACAAGGCTAAGAAAAACGATCAAAAGAATGGGGCGGTTCATTTTTTGAATCCTCATCGTATGCCAGCCATTTGGCGATTGGAATAAAAATCGCAATGACTGCCAGCACAAAAAGAATATCGGCCATGAACCGCCCCAAAGTTTAATCAATCTTGGGATTCTTCTCCAGATTGGTCATCATGGGCGTACCCGGAAACCCAGTCAATCAAATGCCCCAACTGGACGATGCTAGCATCCTTGAGCGTTGTCACGCCGTATTGGTTGCGAACAAATGTTTTCCAATCGTCTGGCAAATTGCCTTTGCCTTGCGCTTGATTGAACAAAGCGGTGAATTCAGCCAATGCCTTGTCACGGGCTTTGGCGTTTTCAACCAGCTTTTCAGCTTTGGGATCGACCTTCTTTTCTTCCAAAACCTGAACTGTCGCCGGTTCAACAATCGTCGCACCGGGCATGGTGTCGGTTTCGGTTTCGTCCAGCGTGGACAATCCGCACAGGCTGAGAGTGCATCGGCGCTTTGCCTTGGTCAGCACTTTCATCCATGCGTTGGCCAAAGCATCGCCTTGAAGGTTCTTGACCGGAATCGCACCCATATCGGTATCGGTGCGCCCGTTCCGGTCACGCATGGTGACTGTGGCAAACAGCACCCCGTTTTGCTCCTTAATTTCATGGCCGACCAAACTGACACCATGAATCGCACGAAGTTGGTCCGTGCAATTGCGGGTGGCGTACAGCGTCAATTTGCCCTGAAATGAAAGGTACCCCAATGGCTTCGTGTTGGGATTCAACCCGACCGAATGACAAACTTGGTGGTAATAAGCTAAGCGTTCTTGTTCAGTCAGCTTGGACAAATCACCCTGAATCAAAGCCATGTTGGCCCGTGCAGCCAACTCATTCGTGCTTTCAGACACCTGTAAACTGCTCATTTACCTGACCCCCTACTTCGTGTCTGGGAAACATTCCCAGCATTTCTGTTATACTTCAACGCCTTCAAAATGTAAACCAGATTTTTTGTCTTTGGCCAATAATTCCCTTCCCTTCCCCTGTTCCTCACCGGTTCTGGAATCCGGCGATAGATGACCATCTTGTAAATCGCCTGCCGGGACACTCCCAGCATTTCAGCGATTTCCCTTGTGGTTATGCGTTCTTTTGACACTTCGATTTGCTCCTTTTCCTCAATTCTGGACGAACCAATTCCGTCCTCAAAATCACAACTGACTTTGGCGCAATGATGCGGAAAATGCATTTGCCGTGTTCGATGTATTCCGGCCCAAGGACGGTTTCGTCCTCATCCGTTTCTCCCGGCAATTCGACAAATTCACCGCATTTCAGTTCGACACGATCCATCAAGCTATCGCCGTTTGGCCACCTCCGTTCAAAAAAAAGGTTCATCGAATCTTTGACAAACCGACCTACGGTTGTTTCAATTTCAAACCCGTCAGGGTATCGAATCAAAATGGATTCCATAGGAACCCTGCTGATTCTCAATCCACCTGTTCGTCGCATTGGATTTCCTCCACAACAAAACCTTCTTTGATGCCGGTCGCACAGGAACCAAGTGCTTTGGTGACCTGCACTTTCCAACGATTGCGAAGCGCAATCAGCACTTCGGATTCATCAAATAAATCCCGTTCAAGAAACGATTCGACAGCATCGGCGTATGGTGTTTGCGAACCAACAATAGGCTCCAATCCATGCAATTTGGCAAATTCCCTCGCACGATATTCAAACCGTTTCAGATCGTAAGCACTTGCTTCCCGAATCTTCCGCATCATCATTTGATCCTCAAAGTCATCCCACGGGGCAGCAATTGAGCGAACGGCAATTGTTTGCCATCTTCCAACGCACAACGAATCGCATCCTTGTCCGTAACCAGCTGCGTTTTCTTGAACTCGTCTGGCACATCGCTTTCTTCAATTTGAATCGGCTGTTTGCCACCGGCAGCTTGAACCCAAACCTTGTACTTGAGCGTTTCCAATTTGGGCGTTTCCAATTTCAGCATTGCCTCCTTCAATGCCACTTTCATGCGATCCGCTTTGTTGCGAGCCAAATCAGCCAGCACATCAAGTCGTTCCGCTTCTTTGCGTCTTGCTTCCATCACGGCTTCAAGTTCACCGATAACGGCGCAATAACCTTCGACCTTGCGATCGAACCCTTCTTGCGTGACATCAAGCCAGTCAACCAATTCCTGTGGCAATTCATCGCCATCGGCTGACAACATCAATTGCTGAATGTGTTGCAATTCTGCGGTCAAATCAAACAAGCTGCTCATTTCAATAGTCCTCCTGTTTGCCAAAAAACCAACCCTGAATCTTGGTGTATGTTTCATCAGCGATATGCTGAAGTTCATACCCGGTCGCTTCTTCCAGCCAATGACGGGACACTTCGACAGCCAGCAAACCAATCAAACCCATGCGTGAATCCGATGCGAACAATTTCGCCCACGGATTTCCATGACGATCAAACCAAGGTCGATTCATGTTGCCGTTGTCTTTGTGAACGACAGCAATGAAATCCGAATTGCCAGACGGACGAATAGCAACAAAGTCATCGCTCAGTTGACTGTCATATCGGCAATTGATCAGCAACTTTTTGCACCCGACATCGCTGAACGGGCTTTGGGTTGAAGGATCGCCCATTGATGTAAACAAAAACGGGCCTATTGAATATTGCTCACGATTGATATGCCACATCAGTTGACCTCCGAAATCTGTTCCATCGCAACAGCCAAAGCGTTGACTGCGCCACGGGCCTTCCAGAAGCGGGTACTCGCCTCGGGGTCATTCACCTTGTCATGTTCGGCAACCATCTGATCCATGAATTTGCCCTGCAAATCAGAAAGCATTTTCATGATTTTGGATTTGGTATCCATCTCAATCCTCCGGTTGGGATGCCTCATTGCGTCCCGGAGTTCCGGTTTCGAACCGGAACTTTCGGCCCAGCGCCCCGGGCCTCGTCAGCGGGTTATTTTCTTGAATAGATTGATTGATAAAATTGGCAGATTTCAATAGCAGCGACTTTGGCTGATTGCCAATTTTTGAATTTTTTAATCAAAGGAATTTCATCATCGTTTTCGTAAATCGGAAGGCCGGAAACATCGTTCCAAACAACAAATTGATTTTTTCCGATTGATTCAACGCTAGAAAATTTGGAGATGCGATATGTTTTCATGTGAAACTCCTTTGGTTGAATCACCTTCATTGGTGATAATTACAATATAAATCGAAAATGCCTAAATGTAAACCTCAGATTCAAAAAATATTATGCCGGATCAATCCACAACGGGGTTTGGCGATTAGTCCATTTGTGCAATTTGCGTTTGCCCCAATTGTAGTAATTGCGGTACTGGCTGATGGCATCGGTTTGAAATTTCAGTTGATGTTCCTCGGGGATCGCAATGGCAAACGGGGTAATTTCGCCCAACGGGATGGATTCATATTTCCAAAGGCAATCACGCAACACTTCGGCACATTTGTGGAATTTGCCGTAACGGAAATTGTATTCCTTGCACAACGCCAGACCGTATTCGCAAGTCCAAATGAAATTGCTGCGGGTTTCCCGTGCCCATTTGGCACAAGGATGATTGACATGGGTTGGTTTGTACTGAGCCGTTGCCCCATGTTGGATCAACGCTGTACAAGCCAATTGCGCTGCCTCTAACTGCATCTTGACCACATGGGTATCCACATGGTACTCGGCATTGAGGCGCAAGTCTGAATCGAGAATAAACAGGTTCATTTGCGAATTTTCTCCAGAGCAGCAACAACTTTAGATGCAGCCAACTCGGCTGAATCTTTAGATGCGTAAGAATCCCAAACCATGATGCTGAGCAACTTGTGCAGGGCAAACCTGTAAGGAGCTTCAGCGGTCCCGGGATGGTTGACTTCAGCATGACTGTTTAGATGAACCCGAATGGATTCTTCGTACTGAGCCATTTCCCGAGGCAGTCTAGATTGTGGCTTGCGCATTAGATTCTCCTTAAATGAATCACCGTCATTGGTGATATGAACAACCTATACTATTTATCCGTCAATGTAAACCTGAAGTTTACAAAAAATCATTCAGAAACAATGTAAGCATATTGTTCAGCTTCAGGATAATCACCATTGTCGGGCCAAATTCCGTAGGAATCTTTGTACATCCATTGACTCAAATGGCGCAATAACATCGCATCGGTTTTAGCGAATTCCAAGCGGTCATCGGGCAAACCCGGGTCTTCAAACAACCAAGTGCAAACACACGACACCATGAAAGTCAACAAATCAGCTTGCGTTTTCAAAAAGCCAGTTCTCCAAGGTGCGACACGCTCCCACAATTTCAAATCCTCGGACTGAATCAGAATGCCGTCACCGTTTGGCACGACACGCAATAGCCACTCGTTGTCAGGGCTGAAAAGAATCCTGACCCTGTAATTCTGCTTGATTTCAAAAACAATCGGTCTTCCGTTGATTACAACGATTTCTTTGCGGTCAACGGGATGAACCTTGAAGAATGGATTCACGACAATCTCCTTTGAAATGAGACACCATTTGCGCCCCGGACTGGGTTGCCCCAGTTTCGATCCCCCGCCGGGGATCATCATCAGCGGGTCAAACAGCGTTTTGCAGCAGCGTTTCCCACGCCTTAGTTTTGCGTTTTGACGCATCGCCCATCCAAATGGATTCCATGCGAACATCCGCACCCGTGCGACGAGGCGCATGATCTAACCATTCAGACCACACATTAAACGCCTGCCATGCCGTTCCACGCATTCCCGGCAGGGCATTGGTCGGCGCATCTAAATTCAGGGCCAAATCCTGAAGAATCAATTCGCTCCGTTCCTTGGTAAATTTCAGCTGCTGCACCTGTTCAGCAAAAAACTGAGCCAAATCATTGGTCAGCATTTTGATTTGAACCAATGCCTTGGCCTGTTCAGCCTGTTTTTCAGCAGCCGTTTTTGCGATTTGAAGCGCAAGTTTGGCCTGTTCAATGTTTTCAGACAGCCTGCCATTGTGTCGCAATTTGACACAATCGACCAACTTGTCCTTTTTGCCATCACGGCCAAGCCCAGCCTGTTCCATAGCGACAGCAAGCGTATTGGCGCAAACCACCCGAATGCCCGTCAGGCAAGCGAACCAATTGGTTGTCGCATCGTGGCTGTTCATGGTCAGCAAATAGGGTTTGACCGGATCGCCGGGAATCACTTCGTAGGTGGCTTTCAAGTCAGCAAGGAACCAAACCCGCTTGCCACCACGAAGCGAACCAGCAGATTCAATCTTGGCCCCGCAACCAAGCAAGCCGTTGAGGAAATCAACCTGTTCCCGTTGTTGAAGCGGTGTGTATTGGGAACCGACATGGCCAAGGACAGCATCGGTGTCGGTGCGAACCACCACCCGCTTGTCTTCCACCATGATGATTTCGCCAGCATTGTTGGGACGATACACCGGACGGCATTCGACCTGCCAATCCAGACCGGCTGCATCAATTGCTTCGTCGCCGGTCATCACATCGGGCAAAACCTTGCCCAGACCATGCCACGCCGGTTGACGGGCAAAAACAGCAGCAGCGTAACCAGCAGATTCGTCAATTTCGTGAGACATGACCAAACTCCTTTTGAATGCCTAACTAATCGTTAGGTAAATTCAATATAGAGTTTTGGTTGGCGAATGTAAACCCCAAACGCCAAAAATTGTATTGGACTTTTTAGATGTCACGCTGAAGGTGCATGGAAAAAGGCTTGAAAAACCGCAATTGTGCGCCAGATCGTCCTTTCAAATTATCCAAAACAATAGTGACTTTTGCTCCGTTTATTTCAACTTCTTCGCTATCGCATTCTAGCATAATGTGACTGGTTCCGTTGATTTGAATTTCAATTCCATTTCCAATCCATTGAATTGTTTGGCTGTCCCAAACAATAGTTCTGTTGTTAAGCGTAAATTCCATTCTTACGCCGGGAGGAAATGGATCACCCGGCTGAGATGTTTGCAACCATTCGATTGGAACCAAAGCAAGTGTGCAATTGGAAGAAGTGAATGACGGGCGATAGACATACCATTCGTGCTTGCCGTCAGGATGGGAAATTGCGTCCCAAAAATTGCTTACCGGCAAATAACATTCTCGCAGCGATGCGCTTTCTAGAACCTTGAAACCAGCAATCGGTTCATTCAATTCGATTCGTTGACCACCCAGATTGCATCCTTGGCCAAAGCGAATCGAAACAACAAGACCTGAACCATTTTCCATTTTCATTCCTCGACAGCCTCATGGCTATCAAAAACAACCGGGGCAACCCCTGCTTGTCGCCATTCGCCTTCAGCAGGGGCATAAGGTGTGACAGGAAATGGCGAAAACATCCCCACCCTGCCCCGGTTATTTTACTCGTGCGCCTGTGAAGCGTTCAAAATACACTTTGGCATCATCACGAGCAAACCGATTGGACAGCGACCAATCACGCAAATGCCCGATATGCCAATGACAGTCACGGCAAAACACGATCAAATTTTGTTCATTCAATTCCAGATCAGGTCGAATATGAAATGGCTCAATGTGATGAACTTCCAGCGAATGGCGAACACCACAACCAGAACAAAACGGGTTGTCTTTGACAAATTGATCCCGAACGGATTTCCATTTTGGTGAGCGTGGCGTTGCCCCCCAAACTTGAAACTGGCCGATCAGATCACGAAACCAACTCATTAAACTATACTCCAAACCCGCCATCTGCTCAAAAATTCGTCATACATTCCTATGGCAAAATGATTGGCTGGGAGTGAAAGATTGTTTCCGTTGTGCGTGTAAAACCTGTTTTCTGCCGTGCTAAGTGCGTCCTCATGCTTCAGGGTGATTGTGTTCGTTCCCCTGTTCAGGATGTAAATAACACGCCAAGCGTTTGCCGCTGCCCCGCCAATCGGAATCAGCCCGGTCAGATCGTAATTTCCGGTGGATTGAATGCGGATAAGGCCATTCTTGCCCACCCCCAAATTATTCGTATTTGCTGACAGCGTGACGCTGGTTGGAAGGAACGCAAATGATCCGGCGGTTGCGTAAATCTGCCCGCCACCAATTCCCACAAGGACAGCATCACTAATGAATCCCTTGTAGGCAATTCCCGTTATCTGATCGGCTGCAACGATATATTCAGTACCGTCCAAAGGCGAGCGTGTTGTCAGTTCGCTGATTAGTTTGGCTGTCATTTTACGCCCACCTTTGCTGGGGTTGTGTCGGATCGTCTGGATTTCGTTCCACGATGAATGGCTGAACCTCCGGCGGTATTTCCATATCCACCAAAGAGCGCACCATCACCCAGTATTGGTTATCCGCTTTCAGGACTGGATTCCCTTCAGCATCCACTTCCACAGGGTCTGGATAGTAGTGAACACCAATGACGCAAATAGCCAGCGTCAGGGTAGCTTGCGTGGTGTGGAATTCCCCCGTCTCTGGATC